CGAATTACTGATACTACACCTTTATTCGGATAGTTATTAACTGTAAGTTTTTTATCTTACACTCTGGAGGTTTCCCTCATTTTCATTAGTATGTCAATTCATACTCAGCCTAGCATATCTTTTTAACACACTTTCTACAAGTGTACCACTCGTTAGTGCTGCCTCGTGGTAGTATTATATTCTATGATATTTCAATCATAGTTTCAACTACTATGCGTTGCGTCTGACTATAATATTATTTATAGCCTTCGATCTCTGATAAGGATAACTAAACCCTCCCAGTTTCATTCAGCACTTATAATCTTGAATTTACTTAGTGGTTTCATTCAAGACGGCAAATAATATGACTATTAAGTTAATTTACTTAAATTCTCATAAATTTCTTTAAAAATACTATATTTTCTTTGTAGTATAGAATTGGAACATTTGTCTAAATAAAGGTATTCATAAATACTTTTAATAGAATTTCTATTTCCAATTCTTAATCTGTACAATTTATTATTTTTTTTATTGCTATTTTTAGATATTTTTTGAAATTTTAAATCGCATATCTGGGATAATAAAAACTCTTGGATTTCTTCTAATATTTGTTTAGAAGAGACAATTTGCCATTCATATAAAGTTCTATATTTATTATCTCTTTTTGAATAAGATTGGTATGATAATACACATCCATCACCGTCAAATAAACCTAGTATAAAATTTTTAGTATAATTATTATCTTCAAATTTGATAAGAAATTCTTTACCAGTTTTATTCCCATTAATGAAGCCAAGATTATTTAAATCATTAACTAATTTTATTGATGGAATATAGAACTCTGCTAAATCATTTGAATTTTTATATATACCATAATTTTTTACTACTTTTATAGGTTTATTAGAAGATATATCTTCATTCAGTTTTTCTAAATGAGATTTATCTTTAACTGACAACCTTATTCTAACCCCAGTATGGTTCGACTTATCATTTCTTCTAAAAACGTAGCCATCTGCCATAATAAATCCAAGCCAATAAGCTTTTTCATAAGTATTTATTTTTTTAAAGAAATTTTCATTATATTCATAAATTTTATTATACATTAAACCTCCAATAAAATTTATGAGAATTTAAGAATCATATTATTATTTACCATATCTCCCTGTAATCTTTGAGCCTACAACCAGAGGTTCTTCCTTTAATATATGAAATACTAAAATAAAATTAGTAAAATCTTTTTTATTATGCTTAAATTTTATATTTGGATCTAAAATATCTCTACATCTTTTATATAAGTATGAAAGATTATCACTAAAAAATTCCTTAGAATTATTTTGAACTATTGGTTCTAATACAGATACAACTTTTTTATAGTAATTCTGATGTGCATCATAATACTTTAATATCTGGCTATAATAATCTGCTTTTTTATACTCATCTAATTCCCTATTATTTGAGTATACTTCGATATCTATAATTCTACCATGAGAATAAAAAACGGTATCTGTATTAAAATTTATCTTATTCAAACATTCAGTATTTCCATCATATAACATTGAGTCAAATATTTGACGCCTTCTAGCAAGTAATACTTGATCTACTAAATGTTCTCCAATGTCTGGGAAACATTTATAATTTTTATGATTACCATATAAATTACACAAGATATCATTGTTATTTAGATTAACTTCAATTGTTTCATATGAAAATGAAGTCATTAATTTACTGGTACTTTCAGATACTATAATTGCATCTTCATTCGTCATACCTTCTGAAGATAGAAAAATACTATTTAAATTATTACCATAAGTAAAATTTAATTTAGAATCGTGTAAATTACTTCTAAATATAAGTTCATCTTTATGAATAATATCACCTGGTTTTTTATGAGATATTTCATTAATAACCTGATACCCATAATGTTCTGTAATACTTTCACCAGCTTTTAGTTCTATGATATCATAATATCCATCATCAGACTCAAGTACATACACTGAGAAAAGTTTATTTCGAGGAATAATATCTATAATTTTATATCTACGATCAGCAATCTTGAATGATGTAGAATAATTACCTATTTGATTTTCAAATCCAGTAAAAACCTTTGGGAATTCTGAATTTTTTAATGTTACAATTTGGTGAACATGCGAACAGAACATATTAATTCTATTACAATCAGTTTTATTTGCATTTGGAATTAAAAGTTCTTGAGATAAAAAACTATGATTATTTTCAAATTTCTTAGTATTAATTGAATTAAGATCCATTAATAATTTCCTTTGACTTATAGATAGAATAATAATATATGACTATTTAAATCTTTATTTAAATAGTCATATAATTATATTATTCATTTTCTTCTGAGAAGAATAGACCCTTACAATCTATTAAAGGTGTAATAGTACCTGTACAACCTGGATCACTTGCACTACTTGCAGTTAAAGAAATTCTACCAATATAACTTGGATGAATACTTCGATATTTTACTGACATAGTTGAATTTCCACCAGAACTCATACTTTGTGGACCTTTATATGTAAATCTTAATGCACTATTAAAAAGATCTATAGCATTTGAGTCACCACTATATCTTAGTAATTCATGAGTTAATAATTTCTTTATAATAAATCCTGGAGACAATGTTGAAAATATACTTTTTAGAGATGCAGCACTAACAGATTTACTATTAAGAATTCTATAAGTTGAGTTACTAAATTTTACTAATAACGGATATAGTAAATATTCATATAATCTAATTCTTTTATTATCTAATGAAAAATTATCCTTTGATAAAAGATTCTCATAATTTTCCATCATCCATCTTATTACATAATAAATATTTCTTTTATATTTCTTTTCAACCTTTAAATACCTTTTAGTATTAGCATCAAAAATGCGATTGAAAGATATCAAGATCTTTTCAGCTTTTTGTAGTTGATTATTTGTATTCTTTGTAAAATATTGTCCAAATTTCTTTTTCCAATATTCTATATTATCTAAAGTTTTCATTGTAGATCTATTATTAAAAACTTCAAACATTGTACAAATTAAATTTGTATAATAGACTTTCTTATTGGAAGTTTTTGCAATTTTTTTATTATAAGCAATCGATATATTATTATTAATTTGAAATATATGGTACTTTTCAGAAAACTTATCTATTTTACTATTTGAAATAATTCTAATTTTACTTTTCTTAATATTTAGAATTTTCATAGTTTTAGTATAACCATATCTTGCAAAATAATAATTTATGATATTGATTTTATGCTTAAATAAATATAGCAGAAATCTTTTACCTACAAATACTTCATCTTTATTAGTCTTTATTTCAATATTATGTACATATTTTAATATAATTGGCATTAGTAAAGTTTTTAATACTACATATTGACCTCGTATATTATTATATGTACTTTTATCAACTATTTGAAGTATTGGAAAATATTTAGATCCATTTAATATAAAGTAGAAATTATTAATAATTTTTGGAACATAGATATCTTTTTCTAAGAGATTAAAATTACCTTCATCATCTCTTAATTTAAATCTCATCTTTATAAGATTTAAACGACTCTCTTTAATACCTATCCATTCAGTAATCTCTTGTAATGTTTCTAATTTAGATTTTCGTTTTTGTGGAATATCTTCTTCATTCTCATATTTCTTTACAGGTAATTCTGTATTTTTATGAATCTTAGATTTCCCAGGGTTTTTAAATTTACTCTCATCTGTAATAATTTCTCCTCCAACATATTCAATTCCATCAATAACTTCAAGTGCTTTACAAATACTATTAATATAATCTAAAATATCATCTTCTTGCCTAAGCATTATAAAGTTTTTATTAAATTTTTCAGGTAGGTGTTTTTGATACTCATTAACAAAATCTTTCACACAGAACCGCCTTTTCCAAATTATAATAATTAGTTATTATATTTTTTAACAATTAATTCTTATCTTTTAAATAATATATATCTATATTCAATTTTATGCAAAAAATTCTGAGAGACATTATTTCAATTTAAAAACTTTTAAAAATTCTTACAGTGTTTAACATTTTAAAGACTTTTTTTTAAAAAAAGTTTTATCATGGTTTAACATAAATATAAATTTTAGAAAATATATTTTCTAATCATATTTCAGAAGGAGTCTTGAAATGAACAGAAAAGAACTTATTAACGTTCTCTCTAAGAAAAGTGAATTGAATAAGAAACAGGCTGACGAGCTGCTGACAAATGTACTCGATTCAGTAATGGAAGTTGTAAAGAAGCATGGTAAGCTCCAGCTTACAAACGTCATGACTCTTAAAACTCGTGAAATGCCTGAAAGAGAAGGTCGAAATCCTCTTAATGGTAAAGCAGTTACAATTCCAGCATCAGTTCGTCTTTCATGCAAATTCGGAAAACTGTTTAAAAATGCAGTAAATAAGAAGAAAGCTGAAAAGCCTGCTAAAGCTGCTAAAGCAGCTAAAGCTTCTAAGGAAGAAAAACCTGCAAAGAAAACTGATAAGAAGAAATCTAAGAAGTAATTTTTAATTATTATATATGACATATAGGATTAATCCTATATGTCATATATAATTTAATTTGAAAGTTCTTTTTTAGTTAATTCTACCATTTTTGCAAAGTAATCTGGAAACCATTTATTAAGTAGATTTATTTCAACACTTGAACATTCTTTTTGTTCTCGAATGTAGAGCCACTGAATCTTGTCATATGGAACTTTTTCAAGTGCATCCATTTTAAATTTAATCCATTTAAATTCATTATACTTACTAAGCATTACAGATACAAAGTAAAAATCCTTCATCTTTAAGAAATATGTTAAATCAGTAAAGTCTGTTTTAGCATTATATGATGTAATAACTTTATGATTTGTATCACATACTCTTAAAACTTTTAAACCTTCTCGTTTGTATAATTTTGAATCTTCTGATGGATTAGAAATATATGTAGTAACTTTACCAGTACTTTCACCTGGTTGAAATTCTATTAAAAATGTATTTTCTTTTGTAAATTCGATCATGTTATTTCCTTCTAAAGTATAAAAATTATACTAATGTTATACTTTATATATTATATTTTTAGAATTCTTTAGATTATCATCATTTAAATTTAGTTCATGATCTTTGAGGAGAATTAGATCACTATTAGACGAATCAAAATAGTTATTATGTGAAATTACAAATAATTGCTCAATATCCATTCTTTCAACCTGCTTTTCAAGCATATCAATAAAATATCTACGATTATTTGAGTCTAATGTAGAATCAATTTCATCAAGATATGCAATATTATAGTTAGATTTAGATTGTTCTATAAGTGCAAAACATAAAGAAATTTTTGCTAATGCAATTTCACCCTGACTACATTCTATAATGTCTTCCTTTTCAATACCATCATCTCCAATTATAGGTATTAGAAAATCACTTTCATTTATTCTAAGTTTATTTATCAAAAGTTTACTACCATATGCTATTGAAAGTAATTCATTTGCAATTTTTCTAGTGGAGTTTAAATAATTTTCAATAAAGAAAACTGGGATTCCCTTAATTGGATTTAATGCTTCATCAAGTATCTTTAATTCATCAAAACTTTCATTAAGTGATTCTTTAGTTTCAATATATTCTATTAACTTATTTAATAGAGTTTGGTTCTTAATATTTTCTTTATTTAATGGTTCTAGTTCATTATAAAGTTTATTAATTTCAATTTTTAAACTTTCATTTTCTTCTTTATACATTTTTATACGTTGAAGTTTAATATTGAGTCTTTCAAAGATTTCCTTATTTTCTTTAAGTATTTTATTACTTTTCTTTTTTATCTTTTTTAATCTTTTATATTCATTTAAGACTTTTATAGAGCGATTTAAAGATTTCTCTTTTGAATTTACTAATTTGTCTAATTCCTCAGTAAGAGCTTTTTCACTTTCTAAAAGAACTTCATTTTCTTTTTTCTTAATAGAAATTTCAGTCTTTAAGTCATCTAAAAGATTTCCTGTTTCAGAAAGATATTTAATTTTTTCTTCTATGGATTTAATATTTTCCTTTAAATTTTCAGTATCATTCATATTTTCAAGAAATTCTACTAATTTATCAATATTAAATAAATTTTCAATTTCTTTTTCAGTTAGAAGAAAGATTTCCTTAAATTTTTTATATTTAGTAAAGTATTTTGAGATTGGTATTTTATTTAAAATAGATGTATCTGATATTTGACTCTGAAATCGTTTATATAAAGATAATATATCATTTTCAATGGCTTGATATGTTTCATATCTATTAATTTTTTTATTTGATGATTCAATATCAGCTTCTAAATTTTCAATTATTTTCTTTCTATTATCAATTTCACCATCTGTATCAGTATTTTGGTACTTAATTGCTTTAGAAATAAAATAACAACTATCAATCTTACATTCTTTTGGACGTTTAGATAAACTTGAAATTGCATTCTTTCTTTCTTCTAAAATTAATATAGCTGCATTTGTAGCTTTTATTTTATTATTACATTCAGGAATATGATTTTTAAGAGTTTCAATTTTTTCATTAATTGTCTCTAAATCCATATCCTTTGAGATATACTTACGAATATTATCTGCAATATATTCATCAAAGATTGTTTTTATATCGGAAAAGATTACTTCTAATAAGTTTTTCAAAGATATCAGAGATTTATAATCATCTTGAGTAAATTGATAATCTTTATTATCATTAAGAAATTCTTCACTTTCTAGAAGGACTTTATTTTTTTCCTTTAATAAAGATTTAAGAGAATCTAAATCTTCATTTGATATATTATTTATTTTATCATTCTTTGATGCGATGAAGTTCTTATTTTTAAGAATTTCAGCTTTAATATTTTCCAATGAAGTATTTTTCTTAAAAATTTTATCAGTTACATCTTTAAGCTTATCTGATAGTTCCGCAATTTTATCTTTAATATCTTTAATAGTTTTATATTTAGAAAGATTTGGATACTTTTCTAGAAAATGATTTAATTTACTTTTGGAAGTATTAAAATCTTCCATTGCATCATTATATAAAGATGAATTATCAAGATTTTCCTTTGAAATTTCATTCTTTATATTTTCAATCCTACCTAGATTTTTATTTAATTCACTTTCAGTTTTTTTAATGGATTCATTTATTGTAGCAATAGATTTTTCAGTAATTGAAATATTTGATTTAAGTTGTTTTTCATCCGGTAGTTTATTTATATTTTCAGTAATATATGTAATTTTATTTTTAAGTATAGAAAATCTTTTATGTACATTTTTGTATGCTTCTAAATATTCTTCAATATTCGGAAGTAAATTTGAAATGTACTTTTTTCTTTCTCCACTTTTTAAATCTATAAAATTACCTACAACCGTACCTATTCTACCAACTCTAATATAATCATTAGTATATCCAAGTTCATCAGATATAACTTGCTCAAAACTTCTTACTAACCCATTTGGATTTAATTCATTTCCATTTTTTGAGATATATGATTTAATTCCAGCTTTTGTATAATGATGCTTAATTGTATATAAATCATCATTTTTTCGAATTCTTAATTCTTTATAACCTTCTTCATCTGGAAGTATTAATGATTTTCGTACATCATCATTCCCAGATCTAGGGGTTAATGAATTCATTATTGTAGTTTTCCCAGAACCATTACTGCCTAAAAGAATTACAAACTTATTACGATTCTTAATTTTTCTACCATTAATGTCTTTAGAAAAGTTTATCTCAATTTCCTTTTTTCCAGTACCCTTGTAAATTCCAATAAAATTTTTTAACTTTAAATACTCAATGAACATAAGTATAGTACCATCCTGTAAATTAATATTAATTTATTATTCTTCATATATTTTTATTATTAAACACAATTTAATAATATATATTTAAAGATGTATATAAATATATATTATTTTATTAGTGTTCTATTCTAAAATTCTAATGGGGGTTTAGCTTGTCCAGTTCAATTACTTCTTCAAGAGATATTGCTTCAAAAAATGGTTGTAAAATATATTATAATCCAATTTACTTTAGAACTGCCCCTGATGGTAAATTTATTATACGTTTAAAAAACCATAGAAGTATTGTAATTGAAAAAAATGAGAAGTTTGAAGTAGTATATGATAGAAAGGTATCAAGATATAAATGAATCAAGAAATTAATGGAAGTAACGAACAAAATTTTAAAAAAGAAATTTCAGATCAAGGTAGACCAGAGGCATTTATCATATTTATATTATTTATATCTTTAATTATATGGTTGATTTATATATATAATCCAATTACACTATATAGTAAAATTGAGTTACTTGAAGATAAGATTCAAAGACTTGAAGATAGACTTGATCGTCATGAAATATTCTTTACTAATGTAATTAAAGATAATATTAAAAAGGATTGATATTATGGATAAACAAATTATAATGAAGATGTTAAACGAAGCATATATTGCTGGAACTACATCTGGGTATTTTAAACCAGCATATGAAAATGATCCAATACCACCATCCGAAAGAATTTTAGAAGATATCTATAAAAAATATTTTACCAGTGAACCTAACATTACTGAGATAAAATTTGAATATACTAAAGAAGGAACTAAAAAGCTTGAAGACTTTTTTCAAGGATTTAAATTAATTATTTCAAAGGATAGACATCCTTCTGCAGTTGCTGAATGTATGATAATGAAGGATGATGAAGTATTTGGAAAGATATTTGAAAATGAATTAATAGTTAGATTTAATTTTATTGATAAATCACTTTACTATATCAGTGATACTTCCAGTAAAGTATTATCTACCTTAAAAGGAAGGTTTTTCAATGCTTAGTAAGAAAATTACAGATTCCCCAATTTTTGCAGCTATTACTTTTATCCTATTTTTAATATTAGTAATTTATTCATTTTATAAAAATTTATAATTAAAAAAAAAGAAGAACTGAAAAACAGTTCTTCTTTTTTTTAATTATTTTAATATAAAGTTATATTTTTCTTATCTTATCAAATATTCTAATTTTTTTTGTTTTAATTGTACTATTGTGAAAGCTTTTCATCGATTGGAGGAGTATTAATGAAGCCAGCTTAGATGAAGCGAGCCCAACATTATAAATTTTCATTTTATGATATAGCATTCCAGCACATTTTGAACAAATTTTTTCAGCAGTACAAAATAGTGATGACCTTAACTTAATTTTCTTACCAATGTAATTAGATATATTTTGAGAATTGAGCAGTGTTAATTTATTACCATCTAATATATATCTTTCATTAAAAAATCTTTTATTAAATTCAGTTAATATTATTTCAATATATTTTTTACTTTTACAATCACTATTTGGATCTTCATCTAATACAATAGTTTGAAAAGCCATAGTAAATTTCTTAAATAAATATCCACCAACTGCAGTCTGTACACCTCTGGAATAAGACCCATCTATTGATATATCTGCATATTTGTAATAATCTTCCTTTGGAATTCCATTCATTAGATTTTCTAAACTAACATGGAATTCCCCTGGTTTATCAATATCTTTAATAGCTCCTCGCATAATTGACATATTTTTATAAGTATTAGAAAAATCTTTAGCAGCTCCTGAATCATACATATCCATACCAGAATCGCCTTTTAATTCTTCTCTTGCAATTTTTTCTAAATCTTTACCAATTTTAGTTAATATAATTGGATCTTTTTTCTTAATTTCTTTAGCATATTTTTTAGTAAGTTCATCCCTGGCTTTCATAACTTTTTTAAGTGGTTTTAAACTATTTAAAGTTACATTAGTATTGAAATATGATGCTAAAGAGAAACCCATCCAATTAATTCGATCTAAAAGTTTTCCCATATCACTTGTAGAAACTTCTTCATTTAAAAGTTTCTCAGTAATAATATCTAAGAAAGATGTCATTACATCTTTGTCAAATGGTTTATTTATATAACCTACAATATTAGTAAATATAGGATGAAACAAAAATAAATTTACAATATATCTTCCTACTGTAGTTTCAATTGTAGAAGGATTACCAAGTTTATTTTTTGGTAGTGTAATTATATCTGTTACATTAAAATATGCTGGTTTATCATCTATATTACAAAATTTTTCTTCAATTAATACTCTATTAATATCTTCTGGTTTATATGAAAAAAGTAAATTTACTTTTTCTTCAGAAAGTTTACCCATAATTACCCCCATTAAATTTTCATCTTTTAGAAATATAAACTCCAATAAAAAATGGAACTATAAATCTAATTACTTCATTTTTAAAACTATTTTTAATCTTAAGTTTTGCTACATTTTTTTCAAGTTCATATATATGATTTGTTCTATCTTGAATTAAAATTTGATAATCAATTACAGTATTTTGATATTCATCTATTATAACTTTTTGATGTACGATTTCATCATCTTTTAAAGACAAATCAGTATTATATTTACTTAATAATTCATCTTTTTTTGAAATAACATTTTTGTATGATGAAATATTTTCTTCTAAGAAATTTATTCTTAACTGCATATCATTAATTGGTTTATAACCATCTTTTAATTTTTGCATTTCAACTTTATCTAATACATACATTTCTTGATCAGAACTTTCAATAAGAACTTTTGTATGTGGTGGAATTAACTTAGCTGAAAATCCTGGGAGTGAAATAAAAAACATTATAATTACAAGCAATATACTTTTTTTCATATATAATAATCCTTTTTAAAATAGTTAATTTATAGTTTACTACAATATTATATATAAAAATAAAATTAACATGTTTATAAATAATGAAAATGTTATAGTAAGGAAAAATTTAATATGTGGAATACTGTAAAATTATTTCATAGTGAAATTGAAAGAAAATCTGAATGTACTAAAAGGCAGGTTGGTGCGGTAATATTTGATATTCAAACTCCAAATTTAGCTAGTACCCAACAAATTATATCATGGGGATATAATTATGCATTGTTAGGAAAAAAATGTACTGATAATATTCTTTCAAATCATAGACAATTTTCTGAAATTTTTGAAATACATGCTGAAATTGCAGCTATTAATAAATTAGTAAAAATTAATAATGTTAATATATATCAAAATTTATCAATATTAGTTACTTGTAGCCCATGTAATGCATGTATGAAATCATTACTAGATTTGAATTTTAAAAATATTTACTATTATGATTATTATGAGAAAAGTAAAGATTTACTAGAACTTGCACGTAAATATGTTAATATTAAGCAAGTAAATCGATAAGGAAATAATTCACAATGGCTAAGAAAAATAATAACCGATTACCACCTAAAATAAATAAAAATATATTGAATATTGAAGAAATTGCTTCAACTTTACATACTAGCATATATAAAACTTCATTAGATTTTGAAAAAGAAACTAATGAAGACCTATATAAGATAAAAAGTCTTGCAGCTGATATTAAAAGAAATTTTAATAAAGATATAGATGATAGTAAAGTAATAAATTTTTGGAATAATGTATTTGCTAATAAATTTAATACTAAGAAAAAAGAAACTGGTAAAAAAATTGTAAATATTAGTAAAATTATTGAAGATGAATTGGAAAGTGGTATTCTTTCTAATTTATTAGCAAGTAATTCTGAACGAAGAGAACTTTATGATAATTATAGAATGATCTATGAATCAATTCCATTTTTGAAAAAGGCTCTAGGAATCATTCTTCATAATATTTTATCTCCAAATGATTTTACAAAAAAGTATATGAATCCAACTTATAAAAATATTTCAACAGAGATGGTTGATTCAGGTACTAATATTGACGATTCAGATATGGTTGTATTAAAAAATTTAAAAAATTTGTTAAAAGAACATTCTTTAGATACTCTTATAGTGAATCGTTTATTAGAAAGTTTAAAATTGGGAGATCAATTTGTATTTATTGCAAAATTATCTGAGGAATTTGATAAATTTCTAAATGAAGATAATTTATCCATAGAAGATGATATATATGATATTGATAATGTAAACTTATTAAGTGAATCTGAAACATTTTCTGAATTTAATGAATATAAAGAAATTAAAGAATCTATTGAAAATGAAGTTTCATCATTTAAAAAGAATGATAAAGAGTTTCAAGAGTTTGTATATACTAATTATTCTCCATTTATAGAACCATCTGATTTTATTATAGATAAAAATAAAATTACCTTGAATGAAGCAAGTGTAAATTCTAAATTGAATGCATTTGTGAATGATAGAGTTCACTATAGTACAAATAGAAAACAAGATAAACAAAAAGAAAATGAAGAAATAAGTTCTGAATATAAAAGTCTTATAGCAAGAAGTTTAAAAAATATTAGTGTAAGTAAATCTGGAAGTGCAGTTGATAGTAAAAAAGAATATAAAACAGATAAGATTACAGGTGTTTACCTAGAAACTATTGATCCGGAAAAAGTTATGGTAATTAAAAAGAATAACTTTTGCTATGGATACTATGTTATAGAAGTAAATGAACAAGCTCACTTAGATGCAAATGGAAATGCCCCTGTAACATATAGAAAGTTTAATAGAATAAATAATAAACTTACTTCTTCTCTTAATTTTAAGGAGCCAAATTCTTTTAATACTGAAGTATTTGCTATTGAAAGAATTGTAGATGGTCTTACAAAAAGTATTGCAAAGAGAATAGACAAAGCAAGTGTTGCAAAGAATCCTGAATTTAAGAAAATTCTTTATAATATTTTTAAGAATGAACATTATAAAAATATTACTATAAATATAACATATGTACCACCTAATAGAATGATCCATTTTAAAACTACAGATGATATTTATGGTAAAAGTATATATGCTTCAATTTTATTTATTGCTAAAATTTATCTTGCAATTTTAATGAATAAATTCATTGGTAAAGTTCTTAGATCTAGTGACAGACGAGTATTTTACATTGAAGTTGGATTAGATGAAGATACTGAATCTGTAGTACAGGGATTTGTAAGAGATCTGAAGACTAAAGAATTTAGAATGGAAAATTATAAAAGTATAAATAACATTCTAAATTATCCTGGTCATTTCTCTGATTATTATATACCTAAAATTAATGGAGCATCTCCTATTGAGATAGATACATTACAGGGTATGGAAGAAGATGTATCAGGTGATAGCTTCTTAGAATATCTTGAAAGATTATTATTATCTGGATCTGATGTTCCATCTGCAATGTTAAGCATGTCTCAAGATGAGCTTGAGTTTGCTAAAACATTGACCATAGACTAGTGTGGTCATAAAATATCTTTAATTGCTGGAAACTCCTAATATTAAGTTAAGGACAATCAGCAGCGAAGCTCTTTAAATTTATTTAAAGAGAACGTTCAACGACTATCCCTTTATGGGAGTACACTGTAAGCTATTGACAGTGGAAACAGGATATATCTATGATAATATAGATAATGATATAGTCTCATCTATGTGGAAACATATAGCAGTTCATTAATATTTAATAGTATTATGAGAACGCATATAATCTAGCGAATTATATGGAAGAATTAATGGCAAAATGGTCTTTTTGTAAGGTATATAATTAATCATCAAGCAGTATTTCAACCAGTTATTAATCAACTTCTTAGAACAGTATATTCTTTAACATATTCTACTGACAATATAAATTTAGAAGATATCGATTTCAAATTTCCAATTCCTACATTTTTGAGTATGTCATTAGTCACTGAACAACTTTCAGCTGCTAAAGATATTATAGATACAATTATAGAAAATACAATTTTATCCAAAGACATAGGCGAAAATGATGAAGATTTTACGAAAATAATGAAGAAAGAATTACTGAAAATCTATGTTCCTACAATTGATTGGAACTTAATTGATAAAATATATAAAGATAAATTAGGTGAATATTTGTCTAAACAACCTCCTGGAGAAGAAGGTGAAGAAACATATAGTGGAAAACAGTTAAATACTGGAAGTATGGAACCTTCTACAGAGGGGGAATCAACTGAAAGTAGTGATACTGAATCTTCTACAGATACAGATACAACAACTGATATTGATGAAGATTTAGGTAATTTAGATGATTTAAAATTATAAATTAATATAAAAGATTATAACCTTATCGGTTATAATCTTTTATATTAAATATTATTTAGCAGGAATTAAATCAGATTGGCTTTTCTGCCAGGGGCTAGGAAATTGACCTTCTGCATCATTATTAAAAATATTTCCACCAATATTATTTGGCTGGCCTTGAGCATTATATTGATTTTCTTCTCTAAGATAGTATACTTCTTTGAGCTTAGCAATAGCTAATTCTTGAACGTCCTGAGATACATGATAAACGCCATTAAAGGCAATATCAATATCAACACCATCATGACTACCTTTATCATAGTTAAGGTGATCCTGATAGATTGTCTTCGGAAATACTGCATCATAGAAACATGCAAATTCCACTACTGGTCGATTTACGTTATTAGCATCTGGTCGGGTTACGATATAAAGCAACTGTCCAGTATGATTTTTAGCTGCATAATCACATTGAAATGTCTTAGGATATGTTGCAATACCAGATTCTATATCTCTCATACCACTTACCCAAAATGAGAATAAGTTTCTTACTGGAGAACCTGAGAATTCCTGGAATTTAATTGTAAAGTCAGTATTACCTTTTTGAATGGTTGTAGGAAACATTGATTCATTTGCAGTAAATCCATGACTCTGAGCAGCAGTTTGAAGCTCAATAGATGAAATTCCTGAGAATGAATGAAAGTTTTTCTGACAGAATGCTTCTACATTTCCCTGACCGAATGTCTGTTTAATCCAAAATGGAATCTTATACCATACAATAAATGAATAACCAGTTACATATGGATCCCAGTTAAGTTGCTTATAATTCATTGAGCCTTTAAAAAAGTCAGCATCTTTTGCTGTGTTAAAGCCCCAGTTATTTATATTAGGCGATGGAACTAATGGCATAATAATTGACTAAGATATAGTAAAAACTATACCTTTCTCCTTTCATTTAATTTTAATAATTTGTTAATTATAGATAAAATACCAGGATTATATCATAATATAACCCTGGTATCTTTCTATAGGATTATTTATTGACGAAAAGATCAATGAAAATTCTTTCAATGATGTCAGTAAACTTCATACCAACACGAACTCTCATAACTCTCTGTGATTTATCATAGTCACTTGCATAAGCTGAACCCTTAATTTCGGAACAAGCTTTATTTTCCTGCCAGCGACTCAGGTAGTTATTAAGTTCTTTATCGTAATCACTTACAGTTTCAGTATCATTGTATTCATGTTTATAGTTCTCTGAAAGAATTTCTACTTCACGTTTAATTCTCAAGATAGTTCTCATATTGCAAATGAGAGATAATGGGCTATCAAACATTTGAGAAGTTAACTGAGAATCAAAATATGTTCTATCAGGATCTTTTCTGACGTAGTTTACTTTACGTTTGTAAAGTTCTTCCATCCAGATCTCATTAGGAGCCCAAGTCAATGTTAAACCACTTACAGTACCACGTCTTGGTCCAACAAAATTTCTTTGGAGACCATAAAGTCCATCATTTACTGGTATCTTAGAAGCGAGTAAATAAGTAGAAGTAAATCTTTGATCTCTTCCAGTAAATTCATCATATTTAGTACCATCCTGAGTAAAGATTGATACCATTCGATTACTTACATTGAACTGATTTTTTCTGAAATCAACTGCTTGTGAAGCGTTTGCAAGGAATCCAGTATCATTAATTGAGATAAAGTCATCTCTAATTTTTGTAACAAGATCTACCATTGCATTCTTAACAGGAAGAGGATAGTTTGCATCCAGAATCATGTCAATCGGATGGAGTTTCTTATCGATTAATTCTTCATCAATTAAACCCTTATAGGCTTTAACGAGAAGATTAATGGATGTAGTGGCTTTAAGAGCAGGATTTGAATCATCAAGATCACCATCTGAACCCATTAAGAATGGAATGTAAAGATTATAATTTCTCAACATAAGTGTATGAGTATTCAATCTCTCATCATCTCTCTTAATACCACAAAGATCAATAAAGTTCTTCATGTTAGTTTCGATAGCTGCCTTTAATTCAGGAGTACTTGCTGCACTTACAGTAGTCATACTTTCAAATACAGATACAAGAATTGCATTGATTGCAGTCTGTACTTCAGTATTATTTTCTTTAAGAACATAAAGTTGAACTTCAATGCCTGCTAATGCAATTGCATCTTTGGCCGTAGAAAGAGCAATTTCTACAGCACTTACTGCATCATTAACTTTACTTTCAACTTCTTCAAAAAGAAGGTATGGATCGATAGATGCTTCATAAAGAGCTAAAGCTGCATTATACTGAGTTTTAGCATCCTGAATCATTGCATCTGCTTGAGGTTGATCTTTAGCTGCAATTATAGGATCTTCATGATCACCAAGTCTAATTTCAATAGATTCAGCAAGATTAATTGCTTTTTTAGCAACTGTCAATGAAGTTTTTACTGCATCAATTCGTTCAGCAACACCTTCAGTTTTAGCTACAAGTAATTGAGCTTCCTGAGTGATTACTCTACCACGTTCTGCAGCTGCTTTAATTGATACGACTTCATATGCATCTAATGCTGAAGTAAGATCATAAATAGCTACAAGAGTATTTAAAGTACTTTCAGTATCTCTAACAGCTCTAGAATAATCAAGAGATTTATGCATTGATTTAATCATCAATTTCATTTTATCTCTACAATAATCTGAAGCTAATTTAAGAGCATCAAAGTTCTGCTGTTTTACATCTACTTCAAGAGGATCAGTAGAATCGTATACACTTTCAGCAGTAGTCATGGATGCGAAAGATGAATCATAAACAGTTCGATCATTCTTTAATTCACCAGCATCCAATACATAAGTACCGCCTGAATCGCTTACAGTTGCAACAAGATTCATAGTAGCAGCATATGCATTATTTCTGAAACGACTCAAAATGTATCTAGCATTTTCATATGCAAGAACTCTTGATGCATATTTATTAAGACGATTTCCATTATCAACTGAAACTATTGCAGCTTCAATTTCATCATCTGGATTAACGAAATTCATTTCGTCAGTAGGAAGTCCATTATCATATCTCACAAGAGAAATGTGAACAGATTCATCCTTCTGAGTAGTTTCATCGAAATAAACTTCAGACTTATCTTCAGCATCAAGTCTATCTACACCAGTAAAGAAATCAAGAATTCGAGGATGAACATTAGGATTAATAGTTTCACCAAGTTCATAAAATTCATCATTATTAGTTTCGATTGCAAAATAATTACCATACTTTTCTACAACGTGGCTAATATGGAGTGATTCATTACCATTTGAAATTGCTTCAGGATCAAGAGAAACTAAGAATGGACCTTCGAGAGTTTCAAGTGAACCACTTTCATTAATTTGAACTGTGTAATAATCATAGCATCTGAATGAGTAAGTAGTATCATAAGTAGGATTCAGTTGAAGTATGAATCCCATGTTATTATAAGCCTTACCTCTACCCTTTGGACGAACTGTTAAGAGAGTATGATTGTCAAATCCATCAATAGTTTTACCTTTTTCTCTTAATTTAAGTTCAGTTGAAAGAGCTTCTTTGGAAGTATTATTGGCATTAGTATAATGTACTACAGTTCTTACAGTTACATCGGGAAGAACTACTAATTCACCATTTACATCAAAAACCTGTTTTACAGATTTTTTAGTCTGAATATTTACAGTTGCATGAGCAAATCCAGAATTATCTGGCATTACACGTAAGCAGTCAATCATACCACCACTTGCAAGCCATTCCAGATTGTTATAAGATGCCTGACCATGCTTTTCAATATTAGGTGAACTATAATTGAAAATGTACTCTGTCGGAGATGTCATTCTTCGAAGTACATTATCTTCACCCTTATCCGATGTAAAAGCTGAAAACAATAATGTTAAGCCTTGAGAAGTTACAAATGTTGAATTTTCATCAACAATTATAGCTCTGGTACTTGGATGAATAAATTCTTTCATAATCGTTTGAATAATTCCTGTTTAAAGGAATATTCCTCCTTTCAAATTTTATTTCAGTAAATAGATCATTAAATTAATTTCTTGTTTTTTACAAAGTCTAAAAAATCTAAATTTTTATAGAATGATTAGTGAAAAGGATAACCTTCTCACTAATCATTTTATAAGATTACTTCTTTTTAAGATCTCGCCACTCCATAATTGTTTTAACAATTACATTTGCGGCATCCATTCGGTATTCTTGAGATTTAAGTAATTCACATTCACGTTTATTAGTAAAGAATGCAAATTCGATCAAGATACATGGAGTGTTTACTCCATTAAGAATATAAAAATTAAATTTAGAATTTGATTCTTTACGTCTAAATCTAATTTGATATTTTTCATTCATCGGCTTTACATTCTTGATAAACATATCGGCAAGTTGATTACATTCTACAGGCGAATGTTTATGACCATAAAATACTTCGAATCCATTAGCTGAGTTCCAAATATTCTGGTATACAACTTTTATACTGCCATCAGGTTGTTTAATATTTGCTGGAGGATTATATGCATTTGCATGTACTGAAAAAAGTAAGTCTGGTTTAAAATTTTTAGCAATTCTACATCTTTCAGCTAGAGGTGTATCATTACCATTAAGTGGGCGAGTCATAATTAATGAAATTCCAAATTTATTATCTTTAAGTAACTGTAATACTTTATTACATACATCTTGATTAAATTCATATTCCATTAAAGTTGAATCAGGAGATCTTTTGCCTGAAGTATTTTTTCCATGACCAGGATCTAATACAATATTCATAGTTTTTACCTTTCAATTAATATTTAATAGTTTTTTCAAGAGGAGATTCTTTTTCATCTCTCTTTAATCTAGTATTGTTTATTCCAGTAACTAACGAATCTTTAATTCTTTCAAAAATAATACCAGTAAATGCTGATGAATACTTAGGAATATCTGTAATTGAAAACATTTGATAATCTGTTTCTTTATAATTCTTCTTACCAGCAATAAATCTGAATGGCATATTTGGATTCTTAATATCTCTACATAATTCAGCAATAACTATTTCAAAAATAGTACCTTGTAGATTCAAAGTAATTCCACTTGTTTCCATTGCATTTATAAAAGTTTCTAAGATTTCATCATACTGAATTGTTTTAGGAAGCTTAGCCTGAGTTAATAATCTTAAAAATTTTTCAATAGCTCCAGAATCAACTATAATTTCTAGTTGATTAATAAAAATATCATCTTTTTCATACTTGAAAATAAAATATTTTTCTGTAACATTACCTTCTAAGTTAAGTTCAATATCTTCTTCATATTCATAAATATCAATATTAATTGTCATTGGAATATTTAATAGATATAATTCACCTTTAGAATCTTTTGTATTATATACTTTAAAATAGAATATTCCAAGAGTTTCAGCCTTAGTTCCATACATATAAGCCAGTTCTTTATTTTCATCTCCACTATCAAAATAATGAGATGGAATAAAGACTTCTATTTTATGAGCATTAACTATTATTTGAGAATCAATTTCTTTAAAAAAAGGAAAGTTTAACATAGTAAAGTCCTTGATATAATTTTCTAATGATATGTTAAAGATATATTTATCATATATCTTTAACATATCATCAGATCTTATTACGGATTAATTTCTTTTTTACAATCAGAATTTCTTTCTATTAGTTCTATAAGTGAAGATATAAATTTATTTTTATTATTAAATTCTTTATCTTCAGTCGTAAAATTTTTAATATACTTATATGTATTAATAATTACATTGCATCCAAAGATTGCACATTTATCAATTTGAGTTTGCATTAAATAATTATAAAATCTAAATAAAAAAACTCTCTTATATTTTTGATGAATCGGATTTTCTAAAAGTTGATCAAGGCATTCTTCCATATAATCAATATCATAAAATTGATACTTTTTAGTACTTTTAAGTTTCTTTCGTGTTTGATTATATAAGTCTTTAAATGTTTCATCATCAGGTAACATGTATCTGCCATAATAATTATTTGGAGTTGAAAGTAAGGGATATAATGTATCAGATGATTCATATTCCTGAATTAAATTATTTAGTTTAGCTTGATATAATGGATTGGTTTTAGTTTTTTCATCATCTTTAAATAGTTTTAATTTGTTGATAATATATTCTTTGTCAAATATACCATCATTATCTTTAATCTTTTTAAAGACTTTCCCACTTGCATTATCAATTATCTGCATGTGACGATTAACAAATTTTTCATCTTTTTCTAAATCAATATTACCATCAGGTGTTATAAATTCAGGATCTTGTTTTAATCTAGATAATTCTTCATTAGCTTCTCTGATAATTTCTTTTATATCTTCATCATCTTTAAAAATTTCAGGAACTGGAATATCTATTTCAAATTCACCTGAAGTTTCTCTAGTTGTTATATTTTCAGGAACAACTTCTTCAGATACAATTTCTTCTACGGGTGTAATATCTTCTATCATTTGTTCTGTCATATATAAATTTCCTTTAAGATATTGGGATTAACTTAGATCTAATATTATTTTCAGTAGAAAAAAGGATATAGTTATAATGTAGATCTCTTGAGTTTAATTTATAGTTTTTATTAAATTTATCATTTAAAGCTGTTGAATGTATTTCATTCATAAATAATTCTTTAATGATATTATTTGTAAATTCATCTGGATCACTATTAATTATACTATTAATAAAATTTTCATAATAATATTCCTTGAATATATCTTTAAAAATTGAATTAATGTTTGCAATCAATATAGTATTATCCAAATTTTTAAAGTATTTTCGTAAATTAGTAAATTTTAAGTCTTTACCTTCAAGAGTATCATCTTTATAAGAACCTATAAAAAATTTTTTATTATCAAATACTTCATTAAATAAATATTGGATATGATTTGGAATAAATCTAATAATAAAGAATTCATATATTGCACTTACATATATTGCAAACTTATCATGACCCACTGTTTCTGGGGATATTTCAGTAGTAAATCCAATTTTATCTTTAAGTAGATTTAAGAATTTTTCATATAGGGAATTCTTGTATTCAATTATTTCTTTAGGATCATCTTGATATTTAACTTTGATAAGGAAGTTAAATTTTTGGTCCATATCATATAATAGATTTATATTGGATCCATCTTCATCTTTAAACTTTTCAATTTTATTCAAAATTGAATTTACAATTATATCATTGGAAATATTATTCCTAATAATTTCTTTTTCATAATGATCAATAGTATTTAGCATTTTAATTATTTCCTTGTCTAATTAAATTTAAAAGTTTCTTAGATATATTAGATTCTTTTAAAGATTCTTTTTCTTCTTCTTTATCCATTTTAAGGATCATCTGAGCCGATAAGTCACCTTTTCTAGAATCTTCTACAAGTCTTTGTACTTGAAAGATATTTAAAAGTTTTTTTCTAGCCTTCGAAATTGATCTATCATCAATTTTATCAAGATTTACAATATACTGTTTTAAGTTAGTACCATATCTTAAAACATAATGTGCTAAGAGAAATGAAAAGAGATTGTCATCTTTAGAAGTTTCTCCATGCTCAATTTTTCCAGTTTTCTTTCGCTGTAAACCTTTAATATCATCAAAAATATATTTACTTTTAATTATTTCATGTTCGTTATTTACGATTGAAAAAAGAATATCATTGATCATTACATTACGAGTACCTTCTTGTCCACCACTCGTATTTATACCATATATCTTTTTTCTAACTTTTGTTTTTTGTTTCTTAGCACCACTTTTTACAGTAGCTTCAGCACTTACCATTTTATATTCCCAGTAAATATTTCGTTCCATTCCAGGTTTCTTTATTAGTTTGTCAATAATAGCTTTCATTTATATTCATATAAGGTCGTTAATCTTATACCGTTCTCTTATGAACTGCTCATAATTACTTATGAGATTAGACTATATCTTCATCTTATTACTAAGATGTTCCCTGTTTCCATCTACTTAGATGTACTCTCTTTCGAGATAGTCGTTGAACATTTTTAAAAATAATAATTAGTGTATTTAAAAAAAAATAACTATATATAATATATGTAGTTTTAAAATTAATTTCTTTAAAGGAGATTGAATATGGAAATTCAAATTAGATTCAAGAATGGTGCTTTTCACACTGTCAATATTCCGTTGGCAGCAATAAAAGCCATTTTCACACTTTATTTGGTGTATTTCAAGGCGTTGAGAAAGGCTACTGTTACATTCATTAATAAATACCTTAAAGTTGTAACCAGCCTTGAAACTACTCAGTCAGATATTGAACCCCCTAAAGAGGTTCAATTAATGTCGAAGAAATTTGAACATGAAGTTCAGAGAATATTTTCAAAATATTATTCTTAACTTTCGTTCAGAGAAAAAGAAGGTGCATATGCACGTAAATGCTTCTCTTAGCATCTTCTTTTTTTTACACTAATTAATTTTTAAAATGCTGCTGATTGTCCTTAAATGTTCAGTAAAAGGAGTTTCCAGCAATTAAGGGAAATTCATTTATAGTATTACTACTATAACGGGCAATATTTTACCATAACTATTACGCTCAATCACTAATACTAAATTTGGGAATATATCAGTTACTAACTTAAGTAATAAATCTCCATAATCTTCTATATCAATAGTATTATTTTTAAAATCAGCAACAGTTTCACCTGTATATGGATGGATTAATGTAAAAGATGAATTATCTAGAGATAACCCACCCGATACGTCAGCTCCACATATATAATGAAGAAATGGATTTAAATCTTTTACATATATATTTATTTTATATACTTGATTTATAAATATTTCTCTTACAGGAGGAACTATATTAGAATTTATTTCTTCTAATTCTTCTTCTCTAAATGGACAATTTTTATTAGTATGTGTCCATTTTAATAAAAGTTCTCGATTTATTGCTTCTAGATCATTACCGAGTTCTCTACATTGATGTCTAAACCATGCTTTATCTGAACCTAGTTCATAATATTGAAATTCTATGTAGATGTAGTTATTTGTAGAATTATGTAAAACAAAATTACATATTTCTTTATATTTCATATCATAGAATTTTTCTGAAAATTCACAAGATTCGTCTATCTGCTTTTTACAAAAAATTCCTTCCTCAAGATCTAAGGAAGAAGGGGTCGTGGTTCATAGATATTCCATATAATTCGCTAGATTATATGCGTTCTCATAATACTATTGTATTAATGAACTGCTCATAGTTACCCATGAGATTAGACTATATCATTATCCTAGAATAATTAGGATATCTCCTGTTTCCGCCATCTATAGCTTATGGCGTACTCCCATTAAAGGGATAGTCGTTGAACGTTTCTTAATAAATTAAAAGGTGTATTGAATGCATATATAAATATATATAATATCTGTAGTTTAAAATAAATTTACAGGAGGTCCAACATGGACGCTACTACAAAACTTGATTATTTGAACTCTGCACTTGATTCGATCGCAAGTATCCGTACTTGCGATCTCTCTGCCTCGGCAAAAATAGCATGTCTTAAAGCACAAGCCGAGCAGATTCTCCAGATCTTGAAGGAATGTGAAGCGTAAGCTTTACATTACTTCAAGAAAAAAAGAGGCTTCACCAAAGTCTCTTTTTTTACTTTTTAATTTATTAAGAATTCGCTGCTGATTGTCCTTAAACGTTCAATAAAAGGAGTTTCCAGCAATTAAGGAGATTTTCAACTAATAATTACTTATTAGTGCGACAACCAATTTATCGTACGACCATATGGTTTTTTATTTAATTTTGCAAAATCACTTGCAGTAGATAAAGCTGGAACTGCAGATCCATGTATAATACTATTATACTTCATAAATGCCCACTCATCTCCATACCATAATGGAGCTGTGAGACCTCTGCCTAATTTGTTTCCAGACTGTGGATCCTTAGCGGCACTCTTAGCAACTATTTTATTCTTATTAGTTACTAAATCTATTTCAGTAATATTATCTTTATCTTTACCAGGAGTTTTAATTGATTTTTGAATATAATCTGGAAGTAAGTCTATGATATCTGTTGTTCTTTTAAGATTATTTGAAGCATCATCACCTTCTTTATTAGTATAAATAATAAAGGAGTTTTCAGTTCCAAATAAATATATCCATGAATAGTCAGCACAACAACTTACAGTTTTAAATTTTTGTCGAGGTAGCATTGAAATGGTATTTAAGTTTAAACTTTTACAAAATAGTATTGCAAGATTTCCTCTATTAAGTAAGAATCTAGAAGTTCCTCCTGGTACTGGAACTATTACTATTTCTCTTAAATAATACCATCTATTAATACTACATTCTTTTAATATCCGGGCTTTTTGCTTTAATGTTAAATTAGGATCATGTGGATCTATATGCATTAATTCTTTATCATATAATTTTAAAAAGAATTTATTATTTTTTACTCCTAATTCTTTTAAAGTTTCATACATTTTTAAAAATGAAACATTGGAAGTTGTATATTGATAAGTAAATTCCATAGGCATTTTTGTCCTATCATTAAGTTAACTTAATGTTAAATATAAAATTATTTAATAAGCTTTCTACTTATTAAATAATTTTATATTTGGAAATTAAACTTGTTTTTTAAGTCTATTTATTTGGTCTTTTAAAATTTCTCTAGCATAAGAATCTTCAGATTCTTTAAATTCTGTTTCCAGTCTATTTAAAATTTCTATACGTCTATTAGTAATATGATCAAGCATTATCATTGTATAATAAGTGTATGATTTATCACGTTTAATATTTGCATTTTTTTGAACTGTTTGTATAATCTTAGATAATAATGAATCTAAATGAATTCCATATCCATGCTTAATTGCAAAACTATCTGCATCATATTCACGTTTATTAGATAAACCTCTAAGACGATATTCATATGCAATTAGAAAACCATATAATGCTACAATTATAAAGATTGGTAGTAAAAAAATTTTTGGAAGAAATCTTTCAAGAAAACTTACTGGGCCTCTAAATTTATAGAGAAACTCTTCAAAATATGATATTGTATTTTGTCTATAAACTAAATGTCCAATTTCATGAAGTAAACCAGCTGTAATTTCTTGTGACTTAATATTTTTATTCATAAGAAATTCATGACTTATTTCTATTACTACATTATTACATTTTTCAAATTTAATTCTATTATTACTTTCTAAAACTTTTAAAGCATATCCTTCTATTTCTTCTTTTGATGGAAAAACTCTTAGGATTAATTCATCGGTTTTATATAGAATCTTTATTTTACAATGAACATTAAAAATGTTCATTAATATACTTTCAAGTTTAGGTAAAAATAGTTCCATCTTTTTAGGAATATTTTTATTTTCTTTCATTTTACTAATAATAAAATCTATTTTATGAATCTCTTTAGAAGTTTCTAAATACATTTTTTCTGTTAGATAGTTCATTTCAAATACCTACTAATATTGATTTATAAAAATGTTTCCAATAAAAAAAGATCATATAAAGATCTTTTTTAAAATATCTATTTAGTAAAATGTAAAGTCATATAAATATCTTTATCTACATGACTTAAATTGATATTTGTCAATTTACCATTATCTTCATTTATTGGTAAAATTAATGCATTTTCAGTATTATATTTATCAATAAATTTAGTAGTAATATCTGAATTTTTATTAGATTTAATAACTGTAAAAAGATGTAACATTATTTATTCCCTTAAAATTTTATATTTGTATCAGAACTATGTATCATATAAAATCTATTATTAATTATAAGAGATTTTACTGGGATCTTTTCAAAATCATTTATATATAATCTTCCTTCACCTATATCAGCATAAGCTTCACAATCTAAAACTATTGAATTCCTCTCAATATCTTTAAAATCATTTTCATATTTTGAAAATAAGTTTACCATTGCATAATACATTTTTCTTTTATGATCAAATATAATTTTTTTAAAACTACCAATATATTCATTTGATTTTCTAGATAATGCAACTCTAAATATTTGATTAGTTTTATTTGAATTATCTATTGCATTTTTAAGGATTTCAGCTGGATAGAAAATCTTATTACGATTTGTATGATTAGGTATTTTAGCAATATAGAACTTTTTACGCATTTAAAGAATAACTTCCTTTCAAAATATATTTATATTATTCATGTTAATAATATATATTTGTAGATAAAATAAAAAATAAGATCTTATTAAGGATCTTATTTTTTGTATTTATATGCTAATGTACCACAATCATATATTCGTAAGTATTTACTATTTTCCATCATTTCTAATTCTGTTAAATTAACATCATATATTTCAGGTAGTTTTTCTTTAATTTTGGATTTTTTAAAATTAGATTTATGAATTCGTATTTTTTTACATTTAAGAAAATAGGTATATGTTGGTTTACTTTGATGGCTTAATTTAAATCCATTAATGTCATATAGATTATCATCAAAGCTAGAATATCTAAGATCTGCATGTGTTACTATTTTTTTCCATTTATAGTTCTTCTTAAAGTATGAAAGTAATTTAGAAAACCCACCTATTATATTAAATTTCCTTTTAGTAGCAAATCTAGAAAGCTCATATGTATTTATTTTCTTATTTCTAGGAATTTTAAATGTCATTACAGCTACTAATTTTCTTTTAGAATTTATTATAGTAAATAATCCTAATTTAATACATGACATATCTTTACCTTGAATATGGTATTTATCTAAAAATTTATTCTTCTTTTTACTATCTATTTCCTTAATATAACATTTTCTAGCATATATTTTTGGAAGATTTTTATTTAATCCAAGAATATGTCTAATCTTAGATTTAACTATTTTTCTTTTATATATCCACTCATCCTCAAATATTTGTACTAAACGAATTCCTTTTTCTTTACATAAATTTAATTTATTTAAATGGTAGTTTTTATCTAAATATAATTCTGAATGCCAATATAATCCACAATATTCTATAGCTATTTTTAATTTAGGAATGTAGATATCTAATTCATATGGAGCTATTATTTTTCTACTATTTTCTATAATTTTATCTTTATAATATTTCTTAATGAATTTTAATAAAGATTTTTCACTTCTAGAAATTCCTGAAAATGAACATTTTGGACATCTAGTACCTCTAAGAAATTCTTTTGGGATAATTTTCCATTCATATCCACATTTGTTATGTCTACATAAAATTTTAGTTTTATTATTAATATATTCTTCTAGAAAGGTATATTCATTTTTTACTAAATCATATACTTCATCTTTAAATTTTGTATTTGTCTTTTTTTGAGCTGTACATATTGGACATCTTTGATTATCAAATATGAAATATCTAGGTGCAATTTTAAAAGTATGATTACATTTATTATGCTTACAAAGTAAAGGAATATTTTTTCCAATATATTTTTCTAAGAATGTATATTCATTCCCTACTAATTTTTGGACCTGTTTAGAAAAATCATTTTCATTAATTCTTATTAAGTGTTGGCATTTGACACACCTTAAATTATTAGTAAGAAAATCAGATGGCCTTACTTTCCACTCATATCCACATTTATTATGCCTACATAAAATTGGAGTATTTGTAGTAATATATTTTTCTAGAAATATATATTCATCTTTTACTAAGTTATATACTTCTTTACTAAATTTTTCATGTGATTTTCGTTTAGACTGATTATTACAATTTGGACATCTGTTTCCCTTAATAAATCCCTTTGGTTGTACTTTATACTCATGTCCACATTTATTATGTCTACATAAAATTTTAGTTTTATTATTAATATATTCTTCTAGAAAGATATATTCATCTTTTACTAAACTATATACTTCTTTGACAAATTCTTTATTTGATTTCATTTTAATTTCACCTATAAATTATTATATTATTCATGTTAATAATATATATTTGTAGATAAAATAAAAAATAAGATAGTATGAGAAATTAATCTCATACTATCTTATTAGTTAATTACGGCCAGTAATTATGCGGGTAATCCAGGCAGAACTCCCTTAAGAGCGTCACCTGAGTTATTGGTTATCAAGATTTTTCCGCAGATCGGAATTAATTCTTCAATGGTATCTCTCTTAAGCATGGAGAGTGAAGGAATATTCGGTCTGTTAGGATTTCTGTAACCAGTTTCACTTGATTCTACTGAGAATGCATAAGGAATATATTTATATGTCATTAAATCTTTCATTGACGGAATAAATACAACTTTAAGCGATCCAGCAGGAACGTTAGGAATACTTACAAGTACATAGTTAAGAGCACTGTCACCACCGATAGCGCCGATAGAATAACCTACTTTGACCCCACCGCGCTCGCCGCTGCCAGAGGTAAAGGACCAGTTAACGTTAGGGATAAGTCGTACATCGATCGGATTACCGTATACAATGTATACACCATCATAATGGTTCAAATCATTAAGCATGCTCAATGCCATATGGTCAATGATCTGCTTAAGTTCTTCTCTCCATTCTTTCGGCGAGAAAGCAAAACCTGCAGGCGGTCGGCAGTTGAATTCACGAGTATACTGCAAGCATGAAGCCTGGTATGACTGTTCAAGGAAGTTCTGAAGCTGGAAGTCAACTTTGGTTGCAAAAGTATTTGACATGATGTCAATAAGTTTTGCAGCTGCATCCATGTTATAAAGAGCTTTGGTATCAGTAAGGAACTGCTTCGGCAATGAAGCATCGATGTGATCACCGTCATCGATATTAATATCTTTTGACTTGATCTCAAAGGTGATTTCCTGGGCACGTTCATGACTTTCAGAAGAATACCAGCCAGTTACCCATGCTGATTTTACTGAACCATTAAGAGATGTAAGATCAAGAAGGCCAGTCTGAAGGTCAATTCGACCAAATACAGTATCAGTAGTTACGGTACCATCTGAATGGGCTGCACTTACATCTCCTGTCATCTGATGTCTAAGACCACGTTCAATCTTAACATCAACTTCTACTTCTTCAGCATCAGCATCAGATGCATCAAGAACTTCCATTTTAACTTTACTTACAAAGAATTTTGTAGAAAGAGTATCATTTGCAAGTTTAGTCTGACCATTTACTGACATTACATCTACACCCTTTACAGGGAGAGCTAGTTCGCCAGCGTCAATTTTCTTTTTTTCTGCTAACAGGGATTCATGAGTTTTGAATGCCTGGGGAAGATCATAAGAAACGCCCTCAATTACGATCTTGGGAAGAATCCATGAAATTGCGAATGTAGGAAGCTGTGAAGGTTCGGTAGGAACAACCTGTTTCATACCGATGCGAGTCCACATCTTTCTGATTACTGGAAAAGTCATTGATGCATACGGCTGAATTCCCGTCATAGTTGAGGCTTCAAGCAATTGCATGTAACTATTTTCAAGCAGCTGCATTGTAGTTTCAGCTTCGTCTGAAGGTATATCTGAACACAATTTCTCAATATATTCTTCCATGAGAGCTTTATCGGCAACTACGTCTCTAAATCCAAGTCCGATAATGTCAACACCACGATCTTTAAACTGAGCTTGAGTTTCCTGAAGCAAAGTAGAAAAACCATCATTGAGTTTATTACCCATTACTTCTCGATATTTAATTGTCATTTGAAATTTTAGCGTTAAACGCTACTCCTTTCGATTTTGTAAAAATTATAAATTTGTTTTTTCTTAAGAATATTTTCTGGCCGAAAATTAATTTAATGTTATTATACGGGGTTAACTACATTTATAATTTTAACCATATATTATTAATATATAAAATTCTTAAAGGTAAAATATATGAAAAAATCAAATGAACAATTTCTTACAGAGGTATATCATTTAGTTAAAAATGAATATACTTTTTTAGAAGAATACATAAACTATAATACTCATATTTTATGTAGACATAATAAATGTAATCATAAGTATAATGTTACTCCTAATACTTTCTTTAAGGGAAAAAGATGTCCTAAGTGTTATGGAACCCCAAAAAAATCAAATGATGAGTTCCTCAAGGAAGTTTATGATTTAGTTGGGAGTGAATATGAATTTTTAGAAAAATATACTACTAATTTAGTTCCAATTTTATGTAGACATAATAAATGTGGGTATGAATGGAATGTGATACCTGTACATTTTTTAAGAGGTAGAAGATGTCCTAAATGTAAGGGTGGTATAAAAATATCCAATGAAGATTTTATACAATTAGTAAAAAATTTAGTAGGTAATGAATATATCTTTCTAGAAAAATATAAATCTACACATCATAAAATTTTATGTATGCATAATAAATGTAATCATGAATGGAAGATTAAACCTAATGATTTTCAGCAAGGAAAAAGATGTCCTAAATGTTCTCTCTTAAATAAAGAATCTAAGAAGGTAAAATTTATTAAAGATTTACTTAGAGCTAAAAATATAGAATTTTTTCAAGAAAAAACCTTTAATGAATGTAAAAGAATAAATTTACTTCCATTTGATTTTGCAATAAAATCTGATAGATACAAATATATATTAATAGAGTATGATGGCATTCAGCATTTTAATGGATGGAATAAAAATTCAGAGAGTTTAAAAATCATACAAGAAAGAGATAATATAAAAACTCAATTTTGTAAAGAAAATAACTATCCACTTCTTAGACTTAATTACAAAAATTCATTTATTCAAATAATAAATAAAGTAAATAAATTTTTAAAAATATATAAAGGAAACTTTTAATTATATATAATTAAAATGAATAAAATATATAAGGAATTTAATTATGCCAAGAAGACGTACTAATGAGGAATTCATTAAAGAAATATATGATTTAGTAGGAAATGAATACACTTTTTTAGAAGAATATAAAAGTAATAAAAATAAAATTTTATGTATTCATAATAAATGTAATTATGAATGGAAAATTTCCCCAAATCATTTCTTTAATGGTACTAGATGCCCTGAATGTGCAAACAAATTAAGAAATTCTGGGAAAATAAAAACAAATAAAAAATTCAAAGATGAAGTATATTCACTGGTTAAAGATGAATATATATTTCTAGAAGAATATATTAATAATAAAACTAAAATTTTGTGCAGACATAATAAATGTGGGTATAAATGGAAAATTAAACCAAATGAATTTTTAACAGGAAATAGGTGCCCTAAGTGTAGCGGTTTAATAAAAAAGACCAATAAAGAATTTTTAAAAGAAGTATATAATGAAGTAGGAGATGAATATACCTTCTTAGAAAAATATATAAATAATAATACTCCAATTTTATGTATACACAATATTTGTAAACATCAATGGAAAATTAGGCCAAAAAATTTTTTGGTTCAACATCATAGATGCCCTGAGTGTAATGGAAGTAAACTAAAAACTAACGATCAATTTATAGAGGCTGTAAAAGATCTTGTAGGGGATGAATATACATTTTTAGAACCATATATTTCTACAAATACAAAATTATTAGTTATTCATAATAAATGCAAAAATAAATATTATGTAACTCCAAATAAATTTCTTAATGAAAAAAATAGATGTATAAAATGTTCAATGAAGGAATCTCGTTCAGAAAAATCTGTTTTAAAATTTATTAAGAAAATTTATAAAGGTAAAATAATTAATAATGATAGAAAAATTATTAACCCATATGAATTAGATATATGTCTACCTAAATTAAAAATAGCTATAGAATATTGCGGATTATATTGGCATTCAGAATTGTATAAATCAGTTAATTACCATTTAAATAAACTTAACCTATGTAAAGAAAAGGGTATTCGCCTCATACAAATATTTGAAGATGAATGGCTTAATAAAAAATCTATAGTTAAATCCAAAATAAAACATATTCTAGGTCTTAATAGAGATTTACCTAAAATATATGCTAGAAAATGTTATATTAAAGAAATAGATTCATTTAAAAAGAATAAATTTTTAAATAAATATCATATTCAAGGAAATGATAAATCAATGATTAATTTAGGATTATTTACTGTAATTAATTCTAAGAAGAAATTAGTAGCAGTAATGACATTTTGTAAATCTAGAAAGGGAATTGGTAGTAATTCTATTAAAGATAGCATATATGAACTTTCTAGATTCGCTACTAAAAGAAAATTTAATATAATAGGTGGATTTTCTAAATTATTAAGTTACTTTAAGAAAAATTATCAATGGAATAAAATAATAACCTATGCAGATTTAAGGTGGTCATCTCTTGATAATTTATATAAAGCAAATGGATTAACTTTAGATCATATAAATAAACCTAATTATTGGTATATCCCTAGAACTGAAGCTTTTAACAGATATCATAGATTTAATTTTAGAAAAAATAATCTAAAAAAATTATTTCCTGAAATATATAAAGATGAATTAACAGAAAAAGAAATAATGTTAAAAGCTAAATATTTAAGAATATATGATTGTGGAACCGCTACATATACTCTTATAAATATATAAAGGAAACTTACAATGGAAAAAATTTATACATTAATAGATCAACAACCAATGATGTGTGTTCCATGCTGTCTTCAAATGATTCTCAAACGAAGAAATTTACTTCAAACATATATGACTCAAATTGAATTAGCTAAATATTTAGATTTTTCTAATCCTGAATATACAATGGAAATGTATCCAATGTTTCCAGCTTCTAAAAGTTTTGAAGAAAATGGTTGTAAGATAAAATCACTTACAGAAGATTTATTTAAACCATTGGGATTAAATTTAAGAGAATATTATCATTCACCTAGAGTATTATATAATGACTTTGACAAAGATATGCTTATAAATCTATTATTGGGTGGAAATAATATTGATATAGATGTATTATTCTTTTTAGATTATGCTACTTTAAAAGATTACATAGATAAAGTAACTCCTCATGCAGTTATAATGGAAAAATTTATAGATGAAAATCATATACATTTAATTAGTCCTATTGAAAACTATAAAACTAAAAGGGAAATTATTACATTAACTAAACTAATGCAAAGTATTTTTAAGATAAAAAAATCAGGTGGAATTTCATTAATTTATTAATATAAAAAAAGAAGGATAAATTCCTTCTTTTTTTATATTTAATTAAGATATTTGAACATTCTATTAAATTATAAGAAGCGAGGTATTTGGATATGTTAAGCATGTCTGATGTGTTGCAATATATTGAATATAGATTAGGTTATAGCCATGCTGAGATAAAAGAGTTGACTGAATATGATATGATAAAGACGGTAGAAAATGTTACATTGCCAGTTTTTAGTAAGTATTACCCATATTTTCATAATCATGTAATAGATACTGAAAAAGATGCAGTTCCTAATAGTCCTGGGACTTATTACTTAAAAACTGATTTAAGAATATTTGGGGTATCCAAAGTCCTACCGTGGTCTATGGATATTACCGGTAGGACGAGTTCGAGAACCTTCCAAGATCCGGTCGATTTATTTATTGTAAACTCATTTGATGCATTATTAGTCTCCCCCATAACATATCAATTTCATCCAGGTACTAATACTATTGAACTTTCTCCAAAGAATTATGCATTCGGAAGACTCCTAGTTCAGTTGAAAGCAGTACATCCACCACATTGTAAGTTTATCCCAGATGCGTATGTAGACATTTTTAAAGATTTAAGTTTATGGGATGTATGTATAGGTATAAATGCTATTAGAAGTAAATTTACTAATATATCAACTATATATGGAACATTAGAATTAGACAGTAGTTTATTGGAGTCGGCAAAAGATGAACGAAAAGAATTAATTGAAAAAATAAAAGAAAATTACTATAAAGATGCTAGACGTAAAAAAATATATGTATATTAATAATTGTAAGAAGATTAGGCTAATCCCTAATCTTCTTGCATTAAAATACACTTTTGAATATATATTATTAATATAGTTCTCATCTCTAATAATATTTTTCTGGAGGCTTAAATATGTATTCCATCATTAATGATCTTATGAAGAATAAATGTACTATCATCATGGTACATAAATCTAAGGGAATTCGCATGATTCAGGGAATTTTTGAAATAGCTCAGGCTATTTCACTTGCAAAACTTTTCAATGATCTGAAAATGTGCGCTACTCATGAAAGCCAGGAATATGTCATTTCTAGAATCTTTGAGAACGCTCAAAGTTCAATAAACCGAAAAGATCTGGAGGCTTGTATTAAATCTATCATCAATGGAAACATTGATGAGATTGGTACGTATCATTTACAGTCTATTGAGAGTTTAAAGCTTTCAATAGAAAATACTTAAGATTTAAAAAAAGAAGATCTTTTTATAGATCTTCTTTTTTTTTAATTTAAACCCAATGATTTTTTTCAAAGCAGTGATCAAATTTTTCCTCAATATGAGGAACCATATATGCTGTATATTGACCCATTCCTCGTACTTCAAATAAATACATAATTACAGCCTGGCTATCGTCTAGTATTTTAAATGTTACTTCTTTTTCATTCAGATTATCTTTAATAAACTGATCCATTATCTCTACAAATTCTTCTTGATTTTTAATATTCTTACCATAATAAGAAATTGTAAGATCTGGAGCTTCCATCATAATTGTAAAAATTTCCATAAAATTTCCTTTCAATAAAAATTTAGATTGTTATAATACTCATAATAATATGTAATAATATTACATGGAATTTCAAAATCTTTTAAACTATTTAAAGAATTAATATCCATCAAATTTTCCGTTCTATTACTTTAATAAATATTTGTATACTAATGTACCACAATCATATATTCTTAAATATTTAGCCTTTAACATGATTTCATGTTCAGTTAATTCATCTTTATAAATTTTAGGAAATAACTTTTTAAGATTACCTTTTCTAAAATTGAATCTATGATATTTAATACATGTTTGAGTTTTAAGAATATACCAATAATTAGGTTTACTTTGATGACTCAATTTAAATCCATTTATTTCATATAGATTGTTATCAAAGCTAGAATATCTCAAGTCAGCATATGTTATTATCTCTTTAAATTTATAATTCTTTTTAAAGTAACTTAATAATTTAGAAAACCCACCTACTACATTAAATTTCCTTTTAGTAGCAAATCTAGAAAGTTCATAGATTAGAGTTTTATCTTTAGATTTATTACCCATACATATTCTAGGTTTAGTAAATGTCATTACAGCAACTAATTTTCTCTTAGAATTAATTATAGTAAATAAACCTAATTTAATAGATGACATATCTTTACCTTGAATATGATATTTATCTAGGAATTTATTTTTCTTTTTACTATCTATTTCTTTAATATAACATTTTCTAGCATATATTTTTGGAAGATTTTTATTTAATCCAAGAATATGTCTAA